AAAAAGATTTAAAAGACTTGGTCGGTGGTCCAGAAGAATTTATGATGACTACTTTTGCAGCGCAAGGTAATATGAACGCTTTCTTAGATAAGGGTGCTACAGACCGGAAAAAACTCTTGAGTTCTTTTATGGGTCTAGACATTCTCGATGAACTCTATAAGAAAATCAAAAATGAAGGAGACGGTATTAAAGCTTTGATTAAGAGAGGGGCCCAAGATTGGGATGGAGATATCTCTTCAATGTCAAATAAGATCAGCCTCCTTAGTGAAAACAAAGAAGTGCTTGAGTCTCAAAAAATCGATATATCTACAAAGTTACAAGACTATGAGCTAAAACTAAGAGAATCTTCGGGAGCATCGTTTATCGATCCCCTTACGATAAGTTCGAAAGAAAACACCCTCGAAAAATTTCGAAAAACTCTAGCTAATAACGTAGATACTATTAAATTGTTCGAACAAGAATTAGAATCTGTAGAACAAAATATAGAGAAATATGAAACTTTACGAGATCGCATCCCTTTAGAGAATCTCAAGAGAAGAATCGAAATGTATGAGACACTTCAAAAGACAATGATATCACTTGAAGGTCAACTCAAGAGGGAAGAAGCTACTCTTAATACACAGCAAAGATCTGTAAAACTCTTAGAAGAAGTTCCCTGTGGCACTCTTTATCCTTCTTGTAAATTCATATCTGACTCACACAAAAATAAGAAGCTAATGGAACAGCAACTATTGACAATTAAGAATTTGCAAGAAGAGTATTCAACAATGTCAGACCAGCTTGAACATCTTGCAAATGAAGACCTCAAGAGTAAACTTGATAAGTACGAAAAACTAGTTGTAGAAATTCAAAGACTGAAGATAAAAAGAACCCAGTTAGATAGTCAACTAGAGATTAAAACGAACCAGCTTTCTGTTCTTGAGAAAGATATTCAGGCACTGGATGAAGAGATTACTACATTGAAATTACAAGCCAGTGATAGTGATAGTGAAGCGCATTCAAAACTTAAAAGCATTATTGAAAACCTACGTGCTGAAGTGAAAAGCATTGAAAATAAAATCTATTCAGATGCTTCTCAAATTGGACTCTTAAGAGCTAAAATAGATAATCTCACAGAAGAGAAACACAGGTATGAAATACTCGAAAAAGAATGGGAAGTATATGAATTTTTGCTCCGAGCTACTTCTTGGAAGGGTATCCCCACGTTTGTTATGACAAAACAAATTCCTCGAATTAACACTGAGCTCAATAAGATATTGCGTGACGTCACAGGTTTCACTATCGAATTAGAAGTAGATGAGAAAAATACCGATATCTACATCAATTATGGTGACACAAGAAGGCCTCTAGAGTGTGGTTCAGGGATGGAGAAAATGGTGAGTTCAATGGCTCTTCGTGTCGCACTCTCGAATGTGTCAAATTTATCTAAATCCGATATGTTTATTGTAGATGAAGGCTTTGGAGCCTTAGATTCGGAAAATGTCGAAGCTGTGACATCGTTACTACATAGACTTAAAGACTACTACCGATTAATTCTCGTTATTTCCCACGTCGATGTAATTAAAGACAACGTGGATGACGTAATTATTATTGAAAGAAACGGACAAGACAGTAAAGTCATATACAACTAGAGAAAGAGGCAAAATGATTGTACGAATACCAGAAAACTATAAACCAGAGAATAAAGACTGTCCAGTGTGTAACATCGCATTTCGTTCTAGAGCTGATGTGAGCAACTATCATATTCACGGTTGTTGTCTAGAGTGCGATATCAAATATCGATATCCAAATGTTGAAAAATGGACAGAAGGTTGGCGCCCGAATACTAAACAATAGTATATACAATATTTTTGATCCTCTAGTATAATTAGATCATATCTAATATCTGGAGGATTTTTTTATGCTAAACTATCAAGACATTATTGCGCTGAATGAAGCGATTGATTCTACATTTGGACGTTCATCAATTAGAGATGCTGGACATGGTATCCATTGTGCTATCAAAGCTGGCTCTGCTGAAGGAGAACATATTTTGGAAATTCGTTATGAGACTATTATAACCATGCATCCACATCATGTTGAAACTACTCAGAGAGAGTACGACGATGTGTCTATTAAAGCTTTGAACGAAGAGATCAAAAAGATTAAAGCAGATTTCAAAGAGATTTCTGGCAAAACTCTGACTGCGACAAAGGGTACAAATAAGAGTTATTTGGATATCATCTCCCACAATCCATCCGTATTGCGTGGAAAATACTACAATACTATCCAATATATCATCAAGTAAACATGAGCAAACTCTCGACAAAGCAACAAAGAGTCCAAGAAATCTTGCGTTGTGGAAAAGACCCAATCTATTTCTTCAACAACTACGTGAATATTCAATACGGTGGTGGACAAGGTTCAGGACTCTTTAAGACCTTTCCTTTTCAGGAAGACTGTATTCGAGATTTTGAAGATCATCGATTCAATATTATCTTGAAGTCTAGACAGTTAGGAATTTCGACAATTACTGCTGCTTATGCGATGTGGTTAGCGTTATTTCGTCAAGATAGAAATATCCTGGTAATTGCTACAAAACTAAAAGTAGCACAATTGTGGTTTCGTAAGTGTAAATATCTCTTGGCATCTCTTCCAGAGTGGATGGTGATGCCCACAGTACTTAAAAACAATCAAACAGAACTGGAGTTCTCAAATGGAAGTGTTATCAAAGCTATTCCGACAAGTGAAGACGCAGGCCGTGGTGAAGCTCTCTCCCTCCTCATTGTGGATGAAGCTGCTTTTGTGCGAAATTTCGACGTCATTTGGACTGGTCTGTATCCTACATTATCGACTGGTGGTAATGCAGTAATTCTGAGCACACCTAATGGTGTGGGTGGTCAATATTATGATTTGTGGCAGGGTGCTATAAAGGGCGAAAATGAATTTAATGCTATCAAATTGTCTTGGGATGTACATCCAGAGAGGGATGAAGCTTGGTTTGAAAATGAAGCAAAACAGCTTACACCCAAGCAAATAGCACAAGAGCTTCTGTGCGACTTTGCAGCATCTGGTGAGACCTATCTCCGACCAGAAGACATAGATTATTATAGATCACATCTCCAGCATCCTATAGAGACATGGGGGCCAGAGAAAAATGTGTGGGTATGGGAATATCCGCAAAAAGACAAAGAGTATATAATTTCCGCTGATGTGTCAAGGGGAGATGCCAAAGATTACTCTACTTTCCATGTGATAGACACTGAAAAATCTTCTGTAGTCGCAGAGTATCAGGGTAAACTACCTCCAGACCAATTCGCGCAACTATTAGCAGAAGCAGGTAATAGATATAACGGTGCAATGCTCATTCCTGAAAACAATTCTTATGGATACGCTTTGATTATGAAACTTGTAGAATTGAGCTATCCAAATTTATACTTTCAGTCAGAGAAAGCAAAATATGACTTTATGTATGGCACACAAGAATTAGGAAAGATAGGCTTCCAAACAAATGGAAAGACACGTCCACAAATCCTCACAAAACTTGAAGAAGTGTTAAGAAACAAAGAAGTAAGAATAAGATCTACAAGATTTTTTGAAGAATTAAAGACGTTTGTTTGGCAATCCGGAAAAGTGCAGGCTATGAAAGGAAAGACGGATGATCTGATTATGGCACTTGCCATTGGTGTTTGGATGTATGACACATCTCCTTCAAATATTGGAAAGAAGAACACTGAAGTTCACAAAGCGATGTTATCTGCGTTTGGCACAAATAAGAATACATTTGAAAAATCTGTGGTCAATCAACACCAGACGCAACAAGCACCATACCAAAATGCTCCTGGACAATTTCGTTGGATATTTTAGAAAATTCTAAAACGTGGTATAATTACCATACAACAATAGAACGAAATTAATTCGAGAAGGTGATATGGCTGAAAATAACGATAATCTTTTTAATAGGTTAACGAAGCTATTCCGGAGTGGCCCAACAGTTAAAAGAAGGGTTAAGGACTTTACGAAAACATCGAAAAAAGCTTCAAGCGCAGTTGAACTGTTCAAGAAATCTCATACCGATGTTTATAATTCCACACTTTCGGCATACGGTTCGTTCGACAGAATGTCTCGATATGGAGACTTTGGGGAAATGGAGAGCACTCCGGAAATTGCTAGTGCTCTAGACATTTATGCGGAAGAAACCTGCTCTTCAGATGTGGACGGTAAAGTGCTTCACATCTATTCAGAAGACAGACAACAGAAGGAGCTTTTAGAGACTCTTTTCTATGACACTCTCAATGTGAATTTTAACCTTGTGATGTGGACAAGAAATCTCGTAAAATATGGAGACTTTTTCCTATTTAATGACGTACATCCTGAATATGGTGTCGTCAATGCTTATCCAATTACTATCACGGAAATCGAAAGAGAAGAAGGGTTTGATAAAGAAGACCCATCGGCCGTTCGTTTCCGTTGGATTACACAGGGCAATATTATCCTCGAGAATTGGCAAGTATCACACTTCCGACTCTTGGGTAACGATGCGTTCTTGCCGTATGGCTCTTCTGTCCTCGAATCTGCGAGAAGAATCTGGAGACAATTAATCCTTCAAGAAGACGCAATGTTGTTATATCGAGTAGTTAGAGCGCCTGAGAGAAGAGTGTTCTATATTGATGTAGGTAACGTGCCTCCTGATGAAATTGCAGACTATGTAGAACAAGCAAAATCGGCTCTGAAGAGATCACCTGTAATCAATAGTGGCACCGGCGGTGTAGACTTAAGATACAATCCTATGGCTGTAGATGAAGACTATTTCATTCCTGTGAGAGGTGGTGATTCAGGTACAAAGATTGATTCACTTGCCGGTGGTGCGAATGCTTCCGCAATCGAAGATGTTGAGTATATCCAAAAGAAACTATTTGCCGCTCTTAAGATACCAAAGGCATACCTTGGATACGATGAAGAGACTGGTTCGAAGGCAACATTAGCACAAGAAGACATTAGGTTCTCTCGTACGATTGCACGAATCCAAAAGACAATTATTGCAGAACTCAACAAGATAGCAATGATTCACTTATATTGTCACGGTTATACTGAAGAACAATTACTCTCTTTCAGATTAGCTCTGTCAAATCCCTCTTCATTAGCGCAGTCTCAAAAATTAGACCTCATTAAATCTAAATTCGATATTGCAGGAGCTGCACCTGAGGGCATGGTTTCTAAGAATTGGATTTATAGAAATATTTTCGGTTTCACTACTGATGATATCGACAATATTAAAAATGATCAACTTCGAGAGAAATTAGCAGACATGGAATTAGAAGCTGCTGGTGGTTCTGGAGATGATTCAGGTGGTGGAGACGATGGTGGTGGTGGTGACCTTTTCGCAGGTGACAGACCAGAAGGTCCTGTATTGACAGGTATAACTCCACAACCAGGGGTTAATGAGTATGATGATTACGGAGATTCATTGATTGGCGAAGCTGATGAATTAGACGAAGATGAAATTGATCTTGCTAGAATTTCAGCCATGGCAATGGACGGTATTAAACCTGAAGCCGGTAAGAGAAATATGTGGGGTGAATTAATGAAAGAACCTCGCAAGAGAGATTCAAAAGCACATGCTTCTACTCTAGAAATGCCAGACTTCAAGTCAATGGTAGGACACTCTAGACATCAAGACACTCTTAATGATCCAAATCAAGCTGGATGGTTGAAGAGTATGGGTAAAGCTTCCACTAATATGTTCACTAAAGAGTCTCGAGAACGAAGACTTGCAGAATATATAGCAGGATTGGAACCTGATAAAGATCCATTGCCTCCGACTGTTGTGCCTTCGATGTCTTTTCAAAGTAGAAAAATGTTAGAGAGAATGAGCTCAAAGTTAGGGATTGGAAAAATCTTAAAAGAACAAAATAAA